TCAAAATGAACTTGACGAGCGAACGCGGTCGACGAGGAAGGCGCGCGAACGCTTCGCCGCCACTTTCTGTCCGTTGAGCTTCCAGGTGATGACGCTGAGGCCGTACTCCCAGCGGCGGCACGCCGTGGCGCGGGAGATTCCGAAGCGCCAGCAGATCGGCTTCCACGGCGTGCCCTCGGCGCGCGCCCAGACAAGCCGGGCATCGTCGGGCTCCAGCCATCTGAGCCAGGGCAGCGTCGCCTCCATCCGGCTGATGGCGTCGGGCAAGGGCGGCGGACGCTTCATGCGCGGCGGCTCCTGACCGACGAGGTCAGCAAACTCGTGAACGATCTTCGGCCACACCGAGAAATAGCCCTGCACCCGAACCTCGGGCAGGCGCTTCATGACATCGGCAGCTTCGATCAGCCGCTCCTCGACCTGTTCGCGGGTCCAATCAGCCATGCCGTTGCTCCGTCGGCTGGCGCCGTCCGCCATCGAGCTTCTCGCCGAGCTGGCGAACCAGTTCTCGCTCGGGCCAGGTGAGGCGCGGATCGGTGGGACTGACGACGAGGAGGCCCTGCTCGCGCCAGCCCTCCCGCTTGACCTCTTCGGCCGACCGGCGTTCGCCGCCATATCCTTTCGGCAGCCATCTCATCGTCCGACCTCCTGAAGCACCGCCGCATAGCCGGCGATGTCGAGGATCGAATCCTGATGCTTAGGATCGTGCGCGAGCCGCGCCAGCTTCAGATCGATGAGGCAGAGCACGACCTCCGCCGGCGTGACGGGGCGGCCAAGTGTGATCGACCAGCGTCTGGCGACCACGGCCATCGCGGCGGCCGGTTCGCCGTATATCTTGCGGCGCTCGGCGACGACCGACGCGGCATGCCTGAGCATCGTCTCCCCGCTCATCGCACACCTCCCTCGGTCTCGATGGCCCAGAGCAAGATGGCGATGGCGTCGGCTTCATTGTCGTCCGCGGGCGAGAAACCCCGGGCGCGAACGGCGGCCATGACGGCGGCCTTGTCGGCGTTGCCCTTGGCGGCGACGTGCCGCTTGATCGTGCCGACCGGAACGCCCTGATAGGCGATCGCCTGGCTCTCGCACTAGGCGCTCAACGTCGCCAGGAAGCCGCCATAGAGATGGGCCGCGTCGGTGCCGATGTGCCGACGAACCTCCTCGAAGTAAATCGCCGCAAGACCGTCGGCATCGGCCGCGATCTGATCCAGCCAGCTTCGGAAGCGCAGATAGCGCATGCCGCCACCGTCATAGCGGCTCGGGCGGAACGAGACCGTGCCGCTTGTGATCAGGCCGTCATGGCTGCGCAGGGCCCATCCGGTCGTGGTGCCGAGATCGAGGCTGAGAATGGCGCGATGCGCATGAGCCGGATGCGGACGGAATGCGATGGCCCCTGCTGCGGCGGGGCCGGTTTCGATGGTCGAGATCATGATTGTCTCCAAGGCGCGTGGGCAAGGGTCGGGTTTCGGATCAAGGGCCTGTCGCGGCGGACCGGTCGCGGCCGCCTGAAGACGGCCGAGTTGACGGAGCATGCCCATCAGAGCACCTCCTTGAGCCAGTCCGGCGCAGCGCCGTTCGGGGAACGTGGTGAGGGATGTTCCCCCGCACATTCCCCGGCATAAGCCGCTGAAGAAAAAGCGCTTTGGGAAGGTGACGAAGGTGGGGAACGTTTTTCCCCATCCTCAATCGCGTGGGCGCAGCCGCGCGCATGCGTTAGTGTCGAAAAACGTTCCCCATGTTCCCCACGTTCCCCTGAGCCTTTTGTTTCAATGGGTTGTGCCGGGGAACGTTGGTTTTCGACGTTCCCCTCTTCGCCACAACGTTCCCCGCTCGATGCTGCGACACCTGGCGGAAAACGTTCCCCACGTTCCCCCTCGATCGTGAGCTGCCAGCGCTTGGCCTGATGGGAAACGCCCAGCGTGCGCACGCGCATCTTGCGGCCGTCGATATCAAAGACCCGGTCCCGCATGCGGGCGAGCGCCTTGCCGAGCCGCGTGCGCTGCGATCGGTCGCCTCCTGTGCCGAGCGGCAGCGGCGGCTCGCAAGCCAACGCCACCTCATAGAGGTCGCCGGTGCCGACCTCGGCCGTCCCGAAGCGGTCCCACCAGGCGCCGATGAAGCTGCGCCAGATCGCGCCCTCGCCATCGGCGGCAGCGAGCATCTCATCTAGGTTGGCAAGAAACCCTTCGATCCCGGCGACCTCGAGGACGCCGCCCATGATCCGCGACCAGGTCTCGTAGCTCCCGATCATGCGCGCGCCGCGCGGGCGGCCGGCGGCAATCCAGGCCCGGCACAGGGTGAGGCAGGCCGTGACCAGACGTGGCCGGTTGGCGCGAACCCAACTCATGAGATCAGGGTGTCGAAACCCCTCGCGCCGCCAGGGTTGATCGACCCGGGCATCGAGCCGGATGCGCACGATGCGGCGCGCCATCTCGTTGGAAAATTCCGGATTGTTGCCGGTCGCGATCCAGACACAGCGGATCGGCAGTCGCGTCATCTCGGACGCACCGAGAATGCGGTCCTCCCAGAAGGGCGCCGTGAGCGCTGCCGCGAGCGCTGATGAGTCGAGGGGGTGGCGCAGATTGTCGATGAGCACGATCGAGGGGATCTGCCGCAGCTTGGCGGTCAGCCGCTTGCGCCACTCTTCATCGTCGCGGCCCTCGGTCATGACGGAGGCGCTGACGCCGGTGAGCACGGTCGCGATTGCATCGACCATCAGCGTCGCACTGGTGCCGGGCGTCGGCTTCTCGATCAGGTGGAGCGGCGTCGGCGCGTCGATCATGGCGCGAAGAAAGCCGAGCAGCATCAGGGCAACGGCATGCGCCCGCTCCGCGTGGCCGGTGAAGGGGAATTCGCCCAACATGTCGTCGACGATGAAACTGCGCGCGGTCGCGATCTCCGCCGGCGACGGGCGCTCCGGCACCTGCGGCACGGCAAAGCCTGGTGTCGGCTGGTAGAGCAGCCGCGCATCGGGGTGGTAGCCGGGCTCGGTCAGGAGCGCGCCATTGCGGCCGAAGACCGGCGTGGAGACGATCCCCGCCAGCACCGGTAGGCCCGGGTCCGGCGTCGCCAGCAGCGACTTGATCAGCGGCGTTGGTGGATGCGCGGGAACAAGATCGCCGTTGCGCGCCAGACGCCGCCAGTCGGCGAGCTTGGCCAGCATATGCCGCAGGCGCTCTTCCGTGACCGGCCGGGCCATGGGCAGGCCGTCATCGTCATGCACGGCCCATGTCGGCATGCCGCCGCTGCGAAAGAGCCAGGGCGTCCTGTTCGAGGCAAGAAGCGAACCCCAGCTGCGTGCATGAGCCCGGGCGAGATCACCCTCAGCGGCGCGCAGTTGCGGGAGGCGGCCTTGCGGCTCGACGAAGCCGATCGGGCGGTTTCGGGCGCCATCCTGTGCATCGGCGGCATCCGCCACTGCACACGGCTCGGCCGCGTCGATGATCTGACGGACCGCATCCGCGCCGTCGCGGAGCAGGACGTCGTTGAAGTCATCGCCTTCCGCTCGCGGCAGGGCGATGGCGACACTGCGGCCTTCGGCGAGGAGACGCCGCGCCATTGATATTGGCAAGACGCCATTCGTCGCCGTTGCGCCGACCGTTCGGGAAATGCTGCGGCACCCAGGCGCCAGTCCTGTCACGCAGGCCGGCCACGATGGCGTCAAGATCGTAATGGACCGCGGGCGTTCTGGCGGGTGCGATGTCGTTGAAGTCAATCAAGGATCACCAGCCCTTGCTCCGCGCGCGTGATGGCGGTGTAGAGCCAGCGGGCGCGGTCCTCGGCGGTCCGCCCGAGACCGTCGTCGTAGACGATCACGTTTTTCCACTGCGACCCTTGAGCCTTGTGGCAGGTAATGGCGTAGCCCCAAACGCTCTCCACCAGCCCCCGCATGTCATGCCAATCGCGGCGCAGGCGCTCGGCGTCGTAGGCGACGGTGTCGTCGAAATGCCCCTTGTAGAACCACTGGCGGCCGGGAACGCTCGTCCCGTCCTCTGTGCGCACCGTCGCGCTGAAGGCGAGCGGGCTTTCGTCTCGGATGTCCGATAGGTCGAGGAACATGCCGTTGACGAGACCGAGATCGTGCCGGTTCTTGAGGCAGATGATCTTCTCGCCGGCCCCTTGAGGGTAAGCGTCAGGAAAGCCGGCCGCCTGCTTCATGGCGGTATTCAGAAAGAGCCGCGTCGCGTTGCGGCCGCAGATCACCTGACCGCCCTTGAGGAATTGATGTGGGCCGATGTCGGAGCGCCGCATCTTCCAGACGAAGTCGTCGTGCTCGCCGTAGGGAATGGGCACGTTCTGCCGTGCGAGCGTGGCTAGACGGATGATCGCGCTGGTCTCCGCCTGGCGATGGATATCGGTCAGCATCACGTCTGGATCGGCGTCGGTGAAGGCGCCGTCACCTTTGATCGGCGGCAACTGGCCGGGGTCGCCGAGCACCAGGATCGGCTTGCCGAAGGCAAGCAGATCGCTCGCCATTTCCGCGCCGACCATGGAGACCTCGTCCAACACGATCAGGTCGGCGTCGCGGACCAGCGACTGTTCGTTCAGAATGAAACGGGGCTGATGGATGTCGGCGAGCCGGAGCTCGAGGCGACGGATCTGGGTCTCGGCGAAAGAGCGCTCAGCCGGTCCCATGCTCCGCAAGCCTTTGCGGAGCGTCTCCAACTCGCGGGTGACGCGCTCGATTTCTTCGGGCGTCGCCTCGGAGACCTTGTAGATCAGGCTGTGGATCGTCGAGGCCGGCGTTCCCTTCCGGGTCATCACCAGGGCCGCCTTGCCGGTGAAGGCGGCATAGAGCACGCCGCCCGCACCACCCATGCGATCCATCGGTTCGAGACCGAGCTCGCCGATCGCATGCCGGGTGATGGTGGTCTTGCCCGTCCCTGCGTAACCGAACAGGCGGAACACCTGCTGATCGCGCGTGCGGCGCCGAAACCAGTCCTCGATCGCGGCGATTGCCGCCGCCTGCTGCGGAGACGGGATGAAGCTCATCGTTCGCTCTCCCAGCAGCGCTCCGCATAGGCGCACATGCGGCAGAGATAGAAGTCCTGGGCTGCGGCGATCCGCGGTGGGAGCTCGCCGGCTTCCGCGGCGCGCAGGATATCGACGGCCTTGTCGGACAGCGCCTGCGCGCAGGGCGGATCGAACGCGACCACCTCGTGGTGGAGCGCCTCGGTGTCCTTGTTGAGCGCCGTGACGAGGGCGGTCTCCAGCTCCAGATAGCCCATGTAGAGCTGGACCTGCGCGAAGTAGACCGGCTTGGAGGCGCGCAAGCCACGCTTGACCAGGTCGTTCCAGGATTTGGCGTTCAGCGCCTTGTGCTCCCAAAGGACGGGCCAGCGCAGACCGACATCGGGACCGGCGACGATCACGCCGTCGATGTGGCCACGCAGCTTGCCGCCCGCCGCCTCGAACCCGAATTGCCCGCCATCGGCGCGCTCGGTGCGAAGGTCGAAGCCTGCGCCGCGCAGCCAGCGGATGGAGAGCGTCTCGAACTGGTGGCCGGCGTCGAAAATGCGCAGGATCGCGCCATCGAAATCCCGTCCCTCATCCTTGGGCGTATGGGTCACCTCGTAGACGAGCTTGCGGGCGCAGGGTTCGCCGATCAGGCTGCCGCCGAGATAGTCGCGCGGCTGCTGCCGACGATTGCGTGCGACGAGCGCCGCATCGATCAGCGCATTGACCTGATCCGACACGCTGATCGCGTGACCGATGCGGCCATAGACGAAACCGGAGCCGTGGTTGAGATCGATTCCCATGCGCCACCTCAAAAGGGAATCGGATCGTCAAGCGGGTCGCGGGCGGCTGCCTGGCGCTGCATCGACTCCTGAAATCCGTCGACGCAGGCCTCGATGACGCGGTCGATCTCTTCCGGCTTCCGGTCGTAGAACGGCCCCATCAGGCCGAGTTCGGTGAGCGTCTCGGCGAGAAATCGGCGCGCCTCCTTGATCGCTCGGGTCTCCATGTCGGTCTTGTCGATCATCCCGTTGTTCCTGTTGGCGAGCGCCGCGCCGACATCGAGGCAGCGCATCGAGCAGAAGCGGTGGTAAGGAAAGCGGTCCCAGCGCAGCTGGTGGACGTAGCCGAAGCCCCGCGCCTGACGCCCGCAGACGGCGCAGACGACTACCCGAGCAAGAGCCGGGTCAGGTCCTCTGCGTCGTCCGGCTGATCCTTGATCCGGTGTGAGGCCAGGACGATGAACCGCGCGATCGCGTTTGCCGCCATGGCTTCCAGTTCGGGGAGCGTGAGAGCGGCGATGGGCTGGTGAAGCCTTCCGCGTCCTTCGAGCCATTGTCCCATCGCCTTCGCTGCCTCGCGCGTGACGTGCGCCTGCCACTCATCGGCCGTCATGACGGTCAGGTGTTGAGCCAGGCCGGTCCCGTCACCTTTGGCTTCGGCGTTGACGGCGAAGCCGCGGGCGGGGGCGCGCTCGGTTGCACCGTCCGATTCCAGGCGGGTGCGGGACTTGCCGGCGCTTTAGCGGATGACTGGCCCCACGCAGGCGCCGTGGGTGCCGTCGTCGCTGGTGCCTTCGGGCGCGCGCGGGTGCTGGGGCTCGGCGCCAGGACCTCGCCGTCCATCACCTTCCGCCATTCCGGCTCGCTCGGCAGAACCACACGATCGAGCTTGTTGCTGTCGCCGTAGCGCGGGTCGTCGCTGGGCTCGACCTTGATCTTGGCGACAAAGGTGATGCCGCTGAGGTCGGCCAGACCGCGCAGGATCCGCTTCGACTTCGCCGCCTCGCTCATGTCCTGCGGATCGAGCCCGAGCGCGCCGTCGATCATCGCGCGGAAGCTCCCCTTCGAGATTTTCCAGCCGATCGAGACACCCTGCTCGTCGACCTTGCCGCCGGATACGGTGAACATCTGCCAGAACTTGCGCCGGACGTGCGGACCCTCCGCGACGGTGAACTCGGCATCCACCATCAGCACGTCGCTGCCGGGCGCGTTCGAGGCCTTGAGCAGCCCCCGGTCGATCTCGCTCTGGCCGTCGGTCCCGCCCGGCCGGATGGTCATGGTGACCTTGGCGAAGGTGCCGTCGGGGATCAGTTCGCCGCTCTTCTGCGGCTCGGCGTCGTTCATGTCGAAGCTCATGGCTCGTTATCCTTTTCGGGTTGCGTTGATCTTGGAGAGCAGCGTGCCGAGGTCGGGCGGCTCGGTGATATCGAGACGGCCGCTGCGATCCTTCGCCGGCAGGCCGAAGGGATTGCCGGCGCGGCAGACGAGGCGGCGGTCTTCGCCGCGCTCGGGCTCATGCCGCCAGCCGTCGCCGTCGCGCGCGAACAGGCTCATGGTGATGACCTGATCGACGATGCCGGGAAGCTCACGGCCGGCCTTGCCGCCTTCCATCTGCGGTTGCCAAGTCGTGCGGTTGAACTCGTCGGTGACGCGTTCGAGGATGCCGACGAAGATCACGGTCTTTCCGGGGGCGTGCTGCAGATGCTTGAGCAGGCCGATGACTTCGCGGGCGAGCAGGCCATAGGCGCCGCGGGTGTCGGGTTTGCCAGTCTTGTCGGAGAAGGCCTCGGGCCGGGTCTTCGCCCAGGCCATGGCCTGGCGCGTAAGGTCGGTGATCGAGTCGACGAAGATGATGCGCTTGCCCGCAATCATCTGAACGAGCTCGGGATAGCTTTCCCTGAGATGCTGGTAATGCGCCTCGGAGAAGAAGCCGCTCGGGTCGGCCGATGGGTTGACCCCACCGACGAGGCTGAACCGCGCTTGGTTTGCCGGAGGCTCCAACTCCTGAGTAGGATGGAGCATCATGAGCAAGACGACGAACAAGTTTTCCCCTGAAGTGCGGGAGCGGGCCGTGCGGCTGGTTCTCGAGACGGCA